AATCATTTTTATTCTTTCCACTCCATCCTGCATTATCTCCCTTGGCTCCCGAAACCGCTCCGTGATTATTCATTATTGCATGTGCAAATAACTCTAAGTTATAACTTCCTACTGATCTATATTCTTTAGCTTGATAGATCTTCATCTTTTCTCTTATCTCATCTGTAATCTTAGCAAGTCTCATGTATTCTTCTGATGGTGGTTTTCCTGCTTCATAAGAAGATAGTTTTTCTTCTAGAGCAATGCCTCCGTCAACAATAGCTTTCATTCCATCTCGAATGAATGCTCCTCCATCATTAAGAAAGATTTGTTCGTATATTGATTTAGCTGAATGATCTGGTAACTTTCCTGTTTCAACATAATCTATTACTTCTGTATATTTTCCAACCGCTTGGCCTACACAAGAACTAGAGCCATTTTGATGCTCTACTTTTAATGTAATGCCTAATTCTTTTTCAACATCATATCCTTTTTCCCAATCTATTAAGGGAGCGCCAAATACAATATCTTTATATTCTCTATCTCTTTCATCTATCCTGTCTGGATATGCGCCTGGATTAAAATTTATATCTAACATGTGTTATCTGTTTAAAATTGACATTAATAATTCTTTGCCAAGAGTACTTGCTAATGTGCTTAAAAGTGTAGCTACAATAACCCATATAATTGGATTCTTTAATAACTTTTTTCCATCTTGTACTTTAAATGCTTTTTCCAATTCTTTCTTTGTAGCAAATTCTTTTTTATATTCTTCGTCTTTTTGTTCTAGTTTTTCACTTATCTCGTGAAAACCTTCTTTAACTGTTTGGGTTAATTCTCCTAAATTTTTTTCTATATACTTCATACACACTTGTAATTCTTTAATTTTAAGTTTCTCGTCTTCCATATTTTTAATTTTATTTTTTACTCTTAAACATTGCTACAATACTTTCTTTGTTAGTTCCAAAATAGAACCCAATTACTAATATTGATAAGTATCTTGAAAGCTCAATAGCTGTTTCATTTACCATTGGAATAAAGAATCCTAATATAGTAGCTAAAACAATTAATAATGCGATTATATCTTTTGTATATTTCATAGTTTTTATAATAAGGTGGATAAACTTTTTACCCACCTATTATTAATTATTAAGCTGAAAGACTTGGACTAATTGATGGTTCAGGACTTACTGAAGGACTGATACTAGGACTAATAGAACTAGAAGGACTTACTGAAGGACTTACACTAGGACTTAATGAAGTACTTGGACTAGGACTTATTGAAGGACTTAGACTAGGACTTAATGAAGGACTTAATGAAGGGCTTGTAGAAGGACTAGGACTTACACTAGGTGAAACACTAGAACTTATACTTGGACTAACTGAAGGACTTATACTAGGTGAAAGACTAGGACTTAAACTAGGACTTAAAGAAGGACTTAGACTAGGACTTAGCGAATCTGAAGGACTTACTGAAGGGCTAATAGAAGGACTTAATGAAGGACTTAGACTAGGACTTAGACTAGGACTTATTGAAGGGCTCAATGAAGGGCTCAACGAAGTACTTGGACTTACACTAGGACTTATAGAAGGACTTAATGAAGGACTTAATGAAGGGCTTAACGAAGTACTTGGACTTACACTAGGACTTATAGAAGGACTTAATGAAGTGCTTGGACTTAATGATGAACTAGCACTTGGACCTGTATCAACAATAGCTGACCAATTATAAATTGCTACTCCTGCACTATCATGAATAAACAAACTACCACTTGTAGACATGTATAAACTTCCAACTCCTGGTTCATATCCTAAAGCAACATATTCGGCTACAAGGCCTGTAATAGTACTTGAGGTTCCTGATCTCTGTTCAATATCATTCGTAAAACGAATTGGATTTGAATTTAATCGATTGTTATATGACATATATTTTTATGTTTAAATTTATTGAATGAGAGCAACTACGCTTAATCTTCCTTTAGCACTTGCAACTCCATCTTCATAAGCAGATACTCTAATCTTTGGAAAAGTAACCCCTACTGCGAATTGAGCATTGTAAGTAGTAGCTGCTACTGCTCCTGCAATTTTAAATAAGGTAGCTGTAAATGTTGCAGTACCTGATGAAATGTCATGAGTTCCAATTTGAATCCAATTGGCTGTATCATTTGCCATTTCTGTATTAGTAGTGCTACTATAAGGAAAGTCATTTGAAACAGGATACTGTCCAATATAACCCCATACTTTTATATAAGCGTTATTGTTTGTTTCTGCATTACCTGTTAAGTATTTGCAAACCAAGTTTAACTGATCACTTTCATAAGTTTCAACTATAACTCGATTAGCAACTGCTTGAGTAACTGCTTCTGTAGATTCTAAAGTAACGTTATCTAATACTGTAATTGCTTTAACTTTATTTATAGAATTAATCATATTTTTATTTTTAATTTAAATTATTATTGTACTTTGTAGCATAAAATCTGCTATATCACTATGATCAACTGGATCATTATCTTTCTTATATTTCTTTATACTAGCTTTTGAAGCTTGACCAACAATATCAAATCGTTGATTATCCATTAATTTGATTCTTTTTAGAATCCACCTATAGCTTCCTGGATATTGGTTTTGAATAATTAGAACGTCAAAGGTTAAAGTAGAGAAAGGACTTTGTCGATATATCTTCAAAGTTCCATCTAACAATTTCTTAACTTGTAAAAATTTGTCATACTTTTTTAATTGACGCTCTAATTTATTCATAAACTATTTATTCTTTTTTGATTCCTTTTCAGGTTTCACGGCTTTTTTAACTTCTTCTTTTTTAACTTCTTCTTTTGCTTCTTTAAGTTCTTCTTCTTTTTCTCCTATAAAAGCTTTAAACTCTTCTTCTGTTTGAAAAACTCTGATATCTTTATTCCATCTATTGGTACAGATATCTTGAACAAAATATCCTACTTCTTTAGAAAATTCGTTTACGCCAGGTTGGACGAATACGTCGCTCCCATTGTAAGTCATTTCTATTACTTCTTTTTCATTGTTTAATAAAAACATACTCTTTTGAATTAATTATTTATGTGCTGTTGCTTTGTATCTAACAATATAGTCATCATCAGCTACAACTGTTTGTTCTGGTCTAAAAGCACTTCTAGCAATAACAATTGATGTTGAATCAATATTTTGCATTTCTGTAACACCTGCATTAAGGAAGTTAACTGCTTTTACATCAGTAACTGCTCCAATTTTGTTTGGTAATCCGAATGATGCTACATCTGCTTCAATACTAACACCTACGTCGGCTGTATCAGATGCTGCTTCACCATCTACGGCTGTAAGTTGGATTGAAACGATTTTTGCAAAAATTTGTGTTCCTGATACTGCTGCTGCATAAGTAACGGCTGTTGTTTCAGTAACTTTTTCACCAAATTGATCGTAACCAATTACAATGAATGTTCCTTCTGTAGCAGATCCTGAATCGTCTGTTACTGTATATAGTAAGTTTCTTGGATAATCTAAAGTTGTTTTTGCAAGTGTACATGCAGCAACGTCGCCTCCAGAAATATCTTCAGCAGCAACAATTGAATCAACTGCTACGTCTGGTTTTAAAATGTTATAAAAGCTATATGCTTCTAAGTCTAAATTTCTATCTTTAATCATATTTTTTTAAATTTAATTTGTGAATGCCCAATTCATAGTTTACCTCTTTCTCCGACCTTTTTTAAGAAAAAGAATACTTAGGCTACTCTGAAAGAGGAAATTAATCCTCTTCCATAAAGTCCAATTATTTAATTACATCTCTAAGAGCTGCATTTTTATTTGGAGCACTGATCGCTAAATTTGAGTAATATCTCAAAGTAGCATTCCAAGCAGGAGTTGTAGAACTTCTGTCTAGAATTGAACCATCTTCATTCAAGAATGAAATTGGCGCTAAATCTTCACATGATAATGTTGAAGGATCGATGAAGTACATTTCATCGTATGGTGCATCATAATCTGCTACAAGAGCAATATCATTGAATTTTACACCTGTGAAACCACCTTTAAGAGTCATTGTTTCCGCATAACGTCTGTCTGGTGATAAAAGTTGTCCGTAAGCACTCATTAAATCAAATGATGTTAATGCGAATTTTGGATCACCTTTTTTCTTTGCTTGTAAGAATGATTCATGCATCAATTCTTCTGTCAAAGATCTTTGTGTTGAATTTGAATCAACATACGCTTTCCACCAAATATAAGTAGCCCGAGATAATCCTTGAAGTGTAGCAACATTGCTACTATCATCGATTAAACCTGCAAGACCCATAACTTCGGCGTTAACATTAGATACTGTTGGAGAAGTCGTACCATTAGCGTGAGCTAAAAATACATAGTCGTTATCTGCAACACCTGAAGCTGAAGTAACTGTCATAGTATTAATACCTGTAATAGCGGTAATAGTAGTATAAGCAGCTGAAGTAGCAGCATCGATATCTGATGAGAACATAACTCCGTTTCCAATACTGAAAGAATCAGTAGTATCTTTACCTACGAATGGAGTGTCAAATGTTAATGTAGTATCAGGAGCATTATCGTTTACACGACAGATAACACCTGTACCGATTCCATACCCTTGTCTAGAAAGTTGTCTTTGCATATCGTTTCTAGCGCCTTTATATTCTGAATCTAAAGCGTTAACTAAAAATTCTTTTGAGCGTTTTGATGCTTGCATAACAACGTCTGTCAATGAAATTGTATGAAAATTATATTTCATTGTTACTGTTGCTTGTACGTATGACTGATTACCAGCTGTTGGTAAGGTAACTGTTTCGCTACCTGCAGCAGAACCTACGTTTCTACCATAATGTACTGTTAAGTATTTTGTAGTAGAACCTTGGTTTTGAGCTACGTTACGAAGAATGTTGTTGTAAAGTACGTTTTTTGTAAATATTTGTTCGTGAACTTTCTCGTCGTAAACTCTCATTGCTGCCCCAGCCAAATTTGAGACTGATTGTGACATAAATTTGTTTGTTTATTACATTTCTGATTCCGCGGCGTTTATTGCTTCCATAACTTGATTTCTTACACTTTGGTCTGAAATATCATCTTTGTCTTTAATAACAGTTTCACCTGTTTGAGATGATGGTTGTTCGGTTTGCATAGTTTCTTTTTTATTACTAAGTCTTTGCTTAACTTCCCAATCTATAATTTCTTCTTTTTTCATAGTTGAAAAAGCTTCCTCCGGGGATAAATGTAGTTTATTAGTTTTGTCTTGCCATGCCATTACCACGTCGTCTTCATATTTTGGTTTACCATCTTCACCGTCCCATTTTGTTTCCATTTGAATGATTTCTTTTTTAACCATCTCTTTTTGTTTCTCTTGGGTGGTTTGTTTCTCTTTCTCTTGCCATTTCTGATCAACCAATTCTTGGATTTTCTCTTCAGAAAAAACTTCTTGAGTTTCCTCTGTAGTTTCTTCTTCTTCTAATCCGAATGCTTTTTTAAGACGTTCTTGGTAATCGCCTAGACTTGTTTCTAGTTTTTCAACTTTTGAAGAACTAGTTTTGTTTGAATCTCTTTCTTGTTTCAAAGCAATGTTTAAATTATTAACTTGCTCTTGCAATTTAGAGACTTTTACTTCTTCTGAACCATTTGCTGGTTCTATTTTTACTTCTGTTTTTGAAGATTCTTTTTCTTCTACAGCTGAAGTATCTGTAGTTGTAGTGTCTTCTACTTTCTCAGTAGTGTCTTCTACTTTTACTTCTGTATTTTCTTTTTCCATACGCTTTTGATTACGATTTTTTGGTAACCCAGCTACCGGCGCTGGGATTAATTATTATGCTTATTAAGTTTAATTTTATTTAAAGTTTATTTGGTGACATGTTTCTTCTATTGTATATTCTTTTTCTTGTCGCTTTAATTTCTTTCTTTCTTTTCTCATTCTTTTGTTCTGCTTTATAAAGTGATTCTGCTTTTGGTTTCGCTATTTTAGTTGTAGGATGTCCTCTATATTTTCTGTACTTAGCGTGTTCTTCTTGTACTTTTGATAATTTAGCTTTTGAAGATTTAATTGCTCCTCTAGCTGCTTTATCTATTACTCTTGTAGATTTTCCAATAGAATAATCTGTTGACATCTTTCCTTTAATATCTTTTAGGAATGATTTTTTGTTAATTGCCATAAGTTTAATTTTAATTATTGTTGATAAGTTTCTTCATTTTGTATATGAGCATCGAATAATTCTCTGTTTTGTTCATATGCATCTGTATTTTGTTGTATAAATGCCATGTGTAATTCAGTATGTTCTGGTGTCCATAATACTTGTGGAGTCATTGGAACTTCTTGTCCTGAAGCCATTTGCATGTTTTCTTGATCTGCTTGATCTGCTGTATCTTCTGGAGCTTGACCTGCTGTTCTATGAGATTCTTTTTGTTTAGTCATTTCTTGATTAAACTCTTCTTTCTTTCTTACTTTCATTCTATCAATGATTTCTCCTACATTAGAAATATTAAACTTCTCTAATACAGTCTGTTCATCTACTAATCCTGCTTCTGCTAATCTAATTAACCATTCTCTCTTGTTTTCTTCGTCATAAGATATCTCTGGTACAATAACTACTTTAACTGGACCTGCTTTAACTTTCATTGTCTTCTCTGGTACACTACCAACTCCTCCAATATACTTAATCTTTTCTCCGTCTTCAATAATTTCTTCTGAAGCGATTGTAAAATCTTCAATAATCTCTAAACAAAATTCTCCAACTTCTTCTAACATTATTTCTAAGTTCTCAATTGGCTCTGCTACTGTTTTTGCGTCGGCACTTTGTAATGCTTCAATACCTTTACCTGATTGAATAGAACCTGGAGCTCTACCTAATGTAGCTTCTCTAACTCCTCCTAATTCCTCAATCCATCTTTCTAATCCATTCATGTATGTAAATGGTGTTCCTGGTAATGGTTGTAAAGATTGCTGTATTGGAGGAACTGATCCTTTGTAATAAATCTTTTCTGCTCCATTGTCTGTAATACTGGATACTTCAACGCCTTGTTTAATTAAATATTTACCTGCAAGCATTCTTTGAATATAAGATTCTACTTGTGAAACAGTCTTATCTAAAGACTTGTTTAATGAGATTAAATCTTTTATCCAAGGTTCTGAATAAATTGCATTTGAAACTTTCTCTGGATTATATATAAAGATTGGATATCTTCTATATGCTGGTTCTGCTACTTTAACAACTTGTTTATCTGTACAAGTAATTACTTTAATCTTTGTCTTCTTTTCTTCATTTAAATACTTTAACCAAATTTCATATAAAATAGATGTACTTAAATCTTTTGTAGTACCTGCACTTCCTGATCTATTATATTTTTCTTGTTCTAAAAGTTCTTTATAATCTGAAGCTGCTTCTTTATTATCTGGTGAAATACCTTTAACTTCATATTTCTTTTCTATATAGTTACTAGGCTTCTTAACAGCTTTTATAATATATCTACAATTCTTTACAGAAGTAGCCATTGGATCAAATACTATATCAAATGTATCATCTACCCAAAAATCTAAATATTGTTTACCTTCTTTCTCAATAACTCCGCCTTCAATAATACCAATTGAATATTTAAGAGCATTGACAATTTGGTCTGTCAATATTTGTGGGAACTTTCTAGTCCTGTAGATATGTTGTAAAATTTTATTCTTCTTCTTTGCTTCTTCAAAAGCACCATTTGTTACATCGTCTGGTTGTACTTCCCATCTAGGTTGATTCTTTTTAATAAAATTCTTTACTCCTCTGACCTGAGATTTAATTTTATTAACTGTTCTTCTAATTTCTCCATCTCTTGTTGGTAAAGATTGAACCTTGTTTGTTGTTTTATTATAAACAACCCAATGATCTCCTCTAACAAATCTCTCATTAATGTACCAATCTCTTTGTTGTTTTAAAAACATACGAGAAGAATCGCCATATAATGTTGTTATATATTTGGCTACATCTTTTGTTCCTACTTTTATGTCTGATGTTATTAGGTTATTTAAATCCATTTTGTTTTATGTTTTTATTAATCTCTTTCTCTAACTCGAAATAAAATTCTTTTGTTAAAGGGTATACTAAAGAAATAACTTTGTTATCTTTTAATTTTTTCTCTGGGAAAACTAATCTATATGTTTCTTGATTTAATCTAGAAAAGATAGCAATATTGCCAACATATAAACAATCGTCTAAAACTAAAGATGCGAAACCAACAAGACCTTCTTTTGGTTCACTTATTTTTTTTAAACTTATTTTTGTAATTTTCATAATTTACTGCTTTTTAATGACTTTTAAGAGCTGTTCTGGGTCTATTTCATCTAAATCTACTAAGTCTTGTTTTTCTTTTTTTTCTAATGGAACATCTTCTAATGGTGGTAAAACTTGTTCGTATTGTTCTGCACTTTCAGTTTTAATTGCTCTAACAACCTCTCTTAGCGTTTCTTTAGCTTGTAAGTCTCTCTTGTTGTTAAACTTATATATAAAGATATATGTAGCAATTACGAAAGCAATTATAAATATTGTATTAATCATCTGGGTTATTTGGCTCAATAACGATAGCTGCTCCACTTGTAATAAGTATTCCAGCTGTTGCTACGGCGTTTGTTATTTCATTCTTTACTACTTTATAAGGATCTATAACACCTTCTAAAAATAAATCTGTAAACTTTTCTGTTAAAGCGTTATATCCAATAGTAGCTTCTAATACTTTATCTGCTATTGTTTCTCCATTCACTCCTGCGTTCTCACAAATCTTTTTAATAGGTTCTGATAAAGCATTTTCTATAATTTTAATACCCGCTACTGCTTCTTTTGTAGCTGATTTTTCAAATTCCTTTGTCATTAGACCTTTACATCTTAATAATGCTGTTCCTCCACCTTCAACAATGCCTTCTGCAATAGCTGATATGGTAGCGTTTAAAGCATCCTCTATACGATATTTAATCTCTGTTTGTTCTGTTTCAGATGCTCCGCCAATCTTAATATTAGCAATAGCTCCTGTTAAACGTCCTAAACGAGTCTTTAACTTCTCTACTTTATATATATCTTTTTCTTCTTTTAACAATGCCTTTGTTTCTTTAATACGTTCTTTAACGTCTCCACTGCCTCCTGCTACAACTGTACTATCTCTTCCTATACTTAAGTTTTCACATGTTCCACAATCTGAAACGTCTGCATCTTCTATTCGTTTTGTATCTTCTGTTCCTAGAACAACTGCTTCTGTTAATCCTGCTAAATCATATAATAAATCTTTTTGATAATCTCCGAATGATGATATCTTAACTGGTACACATGTAAACTTCCCTTGTAAAAAATTCTTTATTAAAAATGCTAATGCTGCTCCATCTATATTATTGGCAAATAAAGCCATATTTCTTTTTCCTTCATTAACTAACTTCTGAACTATTGGAATAAGCTGATCTTGACTAGTAATGTCATCTGTACAAATGATTATAGCTGGATTATTGAAATCTGCTGTTAATCTACCTCTATTATTAATAAAGGCATGTGAAGTATAACCTGAATTAAGTTTAGTACCCTGAATATATTCTACTTCTGTTTTTAAATTATTAGAAGTCTGGACTGTTACAATACCATCTGTTCCAACCTTTTCAATTACTTTATGAATCATTTCTCCAACTTCTTTATCGTTATTTGCTGAAATTGTTGCAATTTGAAGCTTTTCATCATCTGAACTAATCTCTTTAACTTGTGTTTCTAATTTACTTAGAACAGTTGTTAATGCTTCATCCATTCCTCTTTTAATAAGAATTGGATTCATTCCTGTTGCTATATACTTATTTGCTTCGTTTGCGATAGATTTCAATAAAACAACTGTTGTAGATGTTCCATCACCTGATTCTCTATTAGTATTCTCTGCTGCTTCTCTTGCTAGCATGACTCCCATATTTTGAAACTTATCTTTAAGAAAAATTTGCTGTGCTACTGTTACACCATCTTTTGTTACTGTTGGGTAAGAGCTTTCTTCAAATATTACATTTTGACCTTTAGGACCTAATGTAGATCCTACTGCTTCTCCTACTATATTTAATCCTTCTAAAATTTTTATTCTTGCGTCTTGTTTAAATAAAATTTGTTTATACATATTGTTCTATATAGTCACAAACTCCTATAATGTCGTCTGCTTCTATGAAATAAAATTTTTCACTGTTAATAACTAATTCAAAAATACTATATTTACCGAAGATGACTGTGGTTCCTGGTTTATATTCTTTCCCTTCAATTACTTCTCCTGTAATTAATGCTTTATCGTTATCTGATTCTTCTACTGCGATATCAGCACTTAATTTAGTATTCTGATGCTTCTTAATTAATAAAATACCTTCTTTTGGTTTAATATTCATACGATTTGTTATTTTATAATTTCTTCATCTTTTTTTTCTTCTACTTGTTTCAGATCCATTAATTGTAAATCTGGTCCAAGCGGTGTAATAATAGGTCTTATACCTATATTTAACTCTTTTTGTAATGCTTCGAATTTAGCTTTGAACTTTGCAGTTCTTTTATCGAAGTCTTGTTTTTTTTCGTCTTCTGACATACTTTTTTATATAATTAATTTTTTAAATATTTCCATCATTATCCCAATTATTGTTTATAATTCTAGGACGAATCAGATTTGCTATATCTTTTTGAATTTTAGTTCTAGCTTTAACTTTGGCTTTAGGCGTATTAGGCCTCGTCATAATCATATATCTTAATGCGTCTACTCCATGATCATTCTTCTTAACTGGTTCTTCTGATACATTCCTTGTCTTAAACTGTACATCTGTTAACTCTTTATATCTATAGTTCATTATCTCATTACATAGATTTGGACATTTATCTTTAAATATATAAAGATGTGTCTTTTGATTAGAGTCTACTTGCATGTATTCTCTAATTCTAGTAATGCTCGCTGTTACATTATTCTTACCTGGCTCAAAATCCCACCCATTATCCCAAAATTCTTCTAATACTGAATAAGGAATCTCTTCTCCTTCTTTTACTGTACTTCTATTCTTTGAAATTGTTGAAGGATCAATGACTCTTGTTGAAAAAGTAGCCATTGCCATGTTTCTTTTATCTCTTAAGGTCTTACCTGTTAAATCCCCTAATAAATATTCAAACTCTTTAAACATGTCTCTACTACTAACACTTGGAATCGCCGGCTTATAATATTCATCTATAATATACAATTCATTATTCATTGTCCAAACCCCTACTAATGCTGCTGTTGGATTTCTTTGTCCGAAATCTAAAGCTAACAATAATTCGTTAGGTTGAGGCAATTCATATGAATTCATAAAATGGATAGACTGATTAAAATCACAAAAGTCTTCCCCAAATATTAATTTACCTGATTTAGTTGTAAAGTCAATCTCATACTCTTTAGACCATGTTGCTTTTAAAGCACCTTTCTTTTCTTTGTCGTACCATTGTTTTCCTTGTCTTGCTGGATCTTTATTTGGATCAGCTGTATAATGTAACATTGCTACATTAAAAGCATTCTTTGGATTCTTCCAAATTTTTAATCCTTTTATTGCTTCTGGTTGTTGAATATCGTGGTACATATTTAATTTATATATTCATACACATGCTCAGGTAAATTATAATGCCAAGTATATGTCTCATGAAATTTTTTATGGCATTTTTTACAAAATGTAATTCCATTATTAATATTCCATAATTCTGAACAATTTAATGCTTCTTGTAATATCTTTATCTTATTCTCTTTTATTATATCACTAAAAGATTTTATATGGTGAGCTTCTAATGCTCCTCCTCTTTTTAAACATTTTTGACATACAAAATCATCCCTACTATAAACATCATCTCTCCATTGTCTATAATTTCTACTTGAAAAAATTCTATTTCTTAATGTTGAAATACCACCTTTCCAATTTGGATTTTTTTCTCCTGCTAAAAATTTTTTACCTTTATTCCAAGCTACTTGTTTTCCTTTTAAACCTTTATTCCAAGGGCTCATTCCTTTTTTAAATTGACCTTTGCGTTTCATATGTTTAAACTTCTAACTGATCAAAAACTAGTTCTTCAAAGAAAGTTCCATCTTCAGCAGTTGAAACTCCAGTAAATCTTCCCATAGAAGAAATAGTAGGTTTTGCAGCTGTGTATGCATTCTTGGCTTCTGGTTGAAAAGCCATCTCATCGGCTAATATTCCAGAGGCTGTATGCATTCGAATAACATCACCACCTTCAGGAATTCCTCTAATCTCAGATTTAATCTGTGGAAAAGTAAGTTTTCCTTGAGTATGTTGTCCATTATGCTGAGGATTACATTTTAATTCATAAAATCTACCGTCTTTATAGTGTCTTCTAAGAAAATTAGGCAAACTGTCATAGACTAACTTGGCTCTTTTGACAAGATCATCTGCATCGTCTGCTTTTTTCGATTGAAAGAAGGTTAATCGACCTTCATGGAACATTGTGTCCCATAAGTATAAAGTAGTAAAAATCCACGACATCATCATTTGACGACTCTTAGGTACTAACAACAATTGTTCTTTTACCCATAAGTCTACTAAGATTTTAATATACTCTTTCTTTGGAAACGGCTTCGATACATTATCGGGATCATGAGTATCAAGGGTTCTTGCCCAAGTAGTCATGAAGTAATAAGGATCATCGCGACAAATACCCCATTCGATGTCTTGGAGTCTTGGATCGCCCTGCAATTTTTGTAAATATTCTATATCCATAATATAATTAGGTTTTCACCTATTCTTAAGACAAAGATGCAGCAGCCCTACCGAGATGTCCGAAGAAATCTATAGTAGTTTTTTGTCTTAAGAATAAATGAGGAAAGGTGTAAGATGTTTTTTACGCCTAACCGGCAGGGTTCACCTTTCCTCGTGTACTCAGCCTCCTTTAATAGAATACAATTTATTAT